GCTAACATCTTGCACGCATATTTAATAGGCTCCGGTGTAGTTGCATAACCCCAATTAGCGGTTATTTGTGCGTAGGGTCTATTAGAAGTGTTAGATAAAGGCCACTCGTAAGATCCGTCGCTATTTAATTGAATAATGTAATAAGGGCTACCCTCAATACCCCCTACTACACCATTAATAGGTAGTAATTTATATTCATCGCTTGGTACGGTTACTTCATAAGTACCGTCGTCGTCATCGTCATATTTTACAACCAACCCGGTTGCAGTAGATATATCATCTACGTAAAGTTTAAAAAAATCTTTTGTAAAGTATTCTCTAGCGCTTGTAGATCCGTCGGCGTAAAATTTTCTACCACAAAAAGCGTCTATTTGACGGCTAGCGCCATTAATAGCATTATCTAATAAGTCGTCGTCTGCGGTATCACTATCCGGGATCCCTACAAAAGCTTTTAGATCCGCTTGGGTAATATAACCGTTAATAATTGCCATAGGTTACTTACCTCCTCGGCCTTTACCCTTACCACCTTTAGGTTTACCACCTTTATAGTGTTTAGGCATTACTACTTCTTAACGACTTTTTTTTCGGCTTTTGGTTTTGCTGATTTATTTTCGATTTTTCCGCCAAGTGCTTTAATTTCTTTTTTAACTTGCTCGGCTCTATCTGCTTTTTTATAAATCTCGTAGTGTTTTAATTCTTCTTTTAAAGCCTCTATCATTTGTTTATTTTTAATATCCATAAATCTTATTTCCTATAAGTTTTAGTGTATCGGTTGCCCGATACACTAAAACAATTTTAATTAAAAGGTTGGTGTTACCAATCCTGTTCCGCCAATCACGGAAATACCCAACGGGTATCTACCGCTTGCGAAAGCAACATAACCATAAACAACTAACTTAGTTGTTAAAGATCCTGCGTTAGTTTCTTCAAACTTAGCAGTAAACATATCTTGCTCGAAGAGTATGTGATCTTCTGCTCTTACTATGTAAATCTCGTCTTGGTTTGTACCTGCTCCGAAGTTAGTAGCGACATTAGCGTCGGTAATAACCGGAATACCCATTAATTGACCAACAACTCCGTAAGAGTTTGTATCTCCAACGCCATAAGCGTTTTGAGGTGCATTACCGTTAGGTAATATTAATGGTCTATTTGAGCTATCAACTCCCGCAGTTAAAAAGCCCCAACGTCTAGGGTGCATAATCATAGCGGTCGCCGGAGCGAAACGATTAGAGTTTACTTTCTGTATTGCGTCTGCAATCTTTGGCATAAGTTCGGCTACTGTAGGGCTAGCGTCTGTATATGCAACGCTATTAGTGCCGCTAACTGTAGTTATACCTAAAGGTTGTCCGGAAGATCCGGAGCCGTTTAACATCAAGTTATCTAATTTTGTATAGTAAGCGCTTGCTAGATCTTGGAAGATAATATCTTCTAGATTAAAGCCCGGTTGTCCGCCACGGTCTAAGGCTTGCTTAGATACGTCTTGTTGTCCTGCGATAGTATTGACGTTCACGGTTAATAGTGTATCGTCCATATCTGTTTCGCTAACTGCGGCGTTTTCGCTAGCTTGTTCTGCTGCGCTTGATCCTGTTGTTATTCTTGAAATTTCTACTTTGTTGCCGAAAGCCGGTAACTCTCTTTTTGGTACTGCTTGATAGAAATTAGCGCCCGCTCTTGCGAGTGGTGCGTAATCATCGAGCAAGTATTGAGGTACGACCATACCGGTAAAAGCTCCGGTACCGACATCTCTTTTAGAAACTTCTTGGTGTTCCGCTAATCTTTTGTTAGCGGAGTAATCGTTGTTGAATTTAGCATTGTACATATCTGCGAAGAAAGAATTTTGGCCACCTTTACGGTACATATCCGGCTCTTTTACTTCCATTCGGGTTTCTGTAATATCTTCATCTTCAATGTCTAAAGATTTTCTGCTTTCTTCAACTTCTTTTAGGGTCTTTCTTAAATCTGCGTCTTTTTCGATTTTCTCGTTTAAGTCTTTGATCTCTACTAAAAGCTCGTTAGATCTTTCAATTTTAGCGTCTAACTCTTCGCCTTTTTCCATAGCGTCCATATCCTCAACAAGTTCGTTTAGTTCTGCTGATTTAGCGTCCCTTTCTTCTATTAATTTTTTCAATTTAATATCCTTAAAGTTGCTATTACTTATACTTGTGCGTTAGGTGGATAGGTAATCCGGCGTAACGTCTTAGAGTAACCCGTCTTTTTTCATCTTAATTTTTAAGATTTCTACGTCGGGGTTACTTTTAGAGCGCTTATCTTCTTCGCTACTTTCTTGTAACTTATTGATTATTTGCTCTAAAACTTCTACGGCTTTATCGCCACTACGAGCCTCTACTAATTCTTTTTGGTACTCGCTTATATCTAAACCTCTTAATGTAGCGCCCGCCCAACTATTAGCCGGGTATGTAACTACGCTTACATCGAATAATCTTACTTCTTGTACGTCCCTTTTTTCTCCGTCGAAGTCGTCCCTAACTGCTGCGAAAGCGAAAGACATTTCGTTTAGATCGCCTCTCTTCATAGCGGAGGCTACTTCTGCAACGGTTGGGTTATTAGGATCTAAACTAGCCTCTACAAATAATCCGTAGTCGTCTTCTTCTAGTCTTAAAGTACCGCTACTAGATCTAGCTAAAGGTATTCCGTCGTGGTTTACTAAAAATCTAACATCGTCTTGCTCTTGTAAAGTCTTTTTAAAAGCTCCGGGTTTAATGGTTTCGGTGTAAGCTCCTTTACTATCTCTTACACCATACGGTTTATTAAACACACTTGCGTAACCACTAAAGTTATAAGATAATTCCCCGTCTTTATTTTCTCTTATTTCTACATTAGCTAAGCCAAAAGATCGGCTTTCTTTTTCTTTATTCACGTTATTAATCCTAACCTTATTATTTAATATATTAATCGTAGTTGTCATAGATTTAGTATCTATGTCATAAAAATTAGATACTCTACCCTCTTCATCTTGTAATTGTTTTAATTTTCTTCTAGCCCACTCGCCCGCTTGATCCGGGTTAGTCCACGGGTTAGATCCCCACAATAAGAAAGCTACATCGCTAGCTCTCCAAGTATCGGGATCGTTAGGGTTGCTTGGCTCTCTATCTAGATCGCTAAGGTGCCTAGCGTGCCACGCTCCCATTAAGGAAACTTTAGCCGGGCTTACTTTACCACTACTAACAATAGATCTAGCGTCCCTAATTGTTTTAGGAGTTAGTCCGTCGCCCGCTCTATTAAGATTATCTAATCCTCTTTTTAAATTTACAATCATAAATTTAGGAGCGGATAAATCTACTTCTCTTACTTCTACATCTTGATCTATAGACTTCTCTTCTTCTGCCATAGCTATATTAAGTGCGGTTAAGTGTTCTTCCGCCTCTTCGTGGGTCTTATGGCAAGTAATAAGCTCGTCGTTTTCTTCTTTTACTACTGCGTGTCCGTCTTTACAATCCGGGTGATCCATAGAAATATAATAAGGCATTATCTCGGTCTAACGACGGAAATACCGCCCGAAGTGCTTTCACTAATAGCGTATAATTCGTTATCTTGCGGTATTCTTATTTCTAACATTTCGCCATTATCTAAGTGTAAACCGTTACTAGCCGTTACGTTACTTCCGCCTACATACATTTTATTGGAGTGGTTATTATGAATATAAATATGTTGCTCGAAGTTTTGACTATCTAATATTTTAGTAGCGGTATCGGGTGCAATAGTAAAACTTTCGCTAATCATTTTCTAAATTATTTGGATCGTTCAATATTACTTTAGGGTCGTGTTGATCGTTACCGAGTGGTGTTATGCTTGGATCTACTGCGGCTCCCTGTAATCCTAGGTAGAAGTTATCTCCACCCTCGTAAGGCTCTAGATCTAATCTTGATCTAGCCTCGTTAGGTGTCATAAGTCCACTAGATATAGCTACTTGATACGTTCTTACTCTACTAAATAGATCTCCTCTAGCGTACTCTTCTGTATCTAATCTAACTTGTTGTTTACCCGGTAAAAGAGTTGTAAGTCCGTCTTCTATTCTTCTTATGTACGGTAATAATGTATGTCTAATAAAAGCTAATCCGTTGCTCTCGATGTTGGAGTAAACGTTAGATCCGTCTTTACTTAGGATCAAGTGAGCCGGTACTCTAAATATTCTTGCAACTTCATTAACAATTTGCTCTCTAGCCTCTATTAATTCGTTGCCGGCTCCTGCACTAATAGACTTCCACTTCAAACCACCGGTTAATACGGCCGGTTTTCTATTTCTATTGTGATTAAGTACCCAATTTTCTTGTAAGTATTTAGCTTGCTCGCTTGTTAAATCTCTATCGGTTTCAAGTATGCTACTTGGAGTACCACCCTGCCCGTAAAATTGTGCGATGTGCCTTTCCATAGCGATAGCTAATCCGTACATATTGCCGTTTACTCTTAGAGGGCTTATACCAAGTAGATTACCCGGGTAAGAAATCCATTTAAAATGTAACATATTTTCATCGGTTAAAGATCTCTTAGCGTTCTTAGTGCCGAGTATGTAGGTTTTAACTCCTCCGTGCATTTCTACGGTTACTCTATCACTATGTATAGGTGTAATTGCTATTGGTCGCCCCTGCCTGTCACGATCTACGAGGATAAAAGCGTTACCGTGCATTAATAAACTTGTAATAGTTTGGTGTATTACCTCGAATATAGTTTGATTAACGTTAGGTTTATCAAATATTTTAGGTTTCTCTGTATAGATCTTCTTTCCTGCGTCGTATCTTATTGTTTTAATCGGTAAAATACTTATGCTATCTGCAATTAATGATATTGCGCTTAATACTGCGCTAATTCCTAGGGCGCTTTTTTCGTTTACTTTTTCTCCGGTAAAGTTGTACAGTCCACCCTCCCGAAGTGATAAGAGATCGCTAAGATTTCCTAAAGCTGCGTCCCTATTTTCTCGATTAAAAAAACTCATCTACTCGTTAAATAACTTCCTACTATTAAAAACATACCGGCAACTACAAAAGATAAGCCGATACTAAACGTATATACACCGTAAATTATAAAGCTAGCGCCTATAACTTCGGTAAGTGTTGTCATAATGTTTTTGTAATTCATAAGTTTATTATAGCTACCGGTGGCTCTTCGTCTATGATTGGTGCGGTTATTCTATCTAACATAATTACCATAGCGATAGCTCCGTCGATTTTTCTTTTAGATCTACCTTTTGATAAACGCCAACCGCTATCCGTAGTCTTTTGTGCAGCGCTTAAAACTTGATCCGTAAACGTAGCAGTTGCTTTATGTATAACCTTTTTATTTACAATTAGATCGTAAGCATTACCGCACGCCGGTACCATACGACTATGACTTTGCGGAAAGTTAACCATAGGTACGCCGTTATCTAATAACACTTGGGCGCTACGTTCAAAAAAGGCGGGATCGTATGCTACTTCTTTTACATTAAATTGTTTACATAACTCTAAGATGTAGGCCTCTACTTCTTGAATATCTATAACGTCGTAATCGTCCGGGTGCCATATCTTAGCGTCTAAAATAATCTTATTTTCTTTATTCTTTTGCCCGTGTACTATTGCTACGCTATCGTGGTGTAACGCCATATCTACACCTAAATAAGTTTCGGCGTCCGGATCGAAGATTACTTCTCCGTTACAATTATCCCACGCAGTAGGAGGCAACCAACTCTCCTCCTCCGTTCTAGTCCATTGGTTTAAGTGGTATCGTTGAAACTCGTTAAGCGGTAAGCTCTTAAATCTTCTATTAAGGTTTTCTAAAGGCCACCAATCATTATCTATAGCCGGGTTTACTTTCCTCCATACTTCTTTATCTTCGTGGTCTTCTCCCTCTTTAGCACCGATCCATTTAAAATAAAACTCCGGATCTTCGCTCTCTCCGGTTTCCTTTTTTAAACCTCGTTGATATAATCTCCCGGCTAAGCTATCTAAGTTGTAACCGGCGGTAGTAATATTTAGTACTAATCCGTCTTTACGTTTAGCGGTGTTGTTAGATAAAACATAATGTACTCTCTCTTGGTTTATGTTTGCCCACTCGTGGATCTCATCGGCAATTAAACAACTATTTCTACCACCGTCCGCTGTACCCGCTTTAGCTGCTACTCGGTAAGCTCGTCCCGGAGCGTTCTTTACTTGTATTTCATTTTCAAAAGTATCTACCATTTCACTTAAAAATTTACTTTCATCGCACATAGTCTTCATAGTTCCAAATACTAAGTTAGCTTGCTCGTAACTTGCGGCCGCTACTGCAACTAGAGGCGAAGTAACACCACTACCGAGTAGCTCGTATAAGCCAATACAAGCGGCTAGGGCGGTCTTGCCGTTGCCTTTTGGAAGTCCCACTAAGGCCTCTCTATATCTTCTAGATCCGTCGCTATTCTGTTCGTACAATTCGTAGATTATCGCTTTTTGCCAATCGTCTAATTTAAAAGGCTCGCCGAAGAAATCTCCCTCTCCGTGTACGCAGAATTTTTCTATAAATTTAACTACTCTAGCTCCCTTAGTAGGAGGTAGGTTATTCTTCTTCGCTTGTGTTTGCATAGTTACACCAAAAGCATAAAGTTACTTTTGTACCAATAGGATATATATATTCATAACATTTTTTACACTTAATTAGATCTTTACCTCTTTTATTAGATAAGTTAAATTTCTTATCGTACTCATCACTATTTTTAATCTTAGACATTGTTATTATTCTTCCTCTAAACTATCTAGAAGTAATCGTGGGTCAACTCCCTCGATCTCGTCGTCTGTTAAGAAATCTTGAAGTTGTTTTATACCCATAGCGTTTTCTCCAAAAGCTATACCTAGGCGTTGGCGGCTAAGTGGTGTTAATCCTAATTCTTGCTCTAGCTTTAATATGCTCGTTTCGAGTTTTGTAGTTAGATCTATTAACGGGTTTATCTTAGGTTGCCCCTGCGATCCAACGGATAGTAAACCTTTATTACCATTTTTTAAAATAATTCTATTAGCTCTCTCTACTTGGTCGTAGTATTGAAATAATCTATAGAAAGCCGGTAAATCTACTTGTTGAGCGGTACTAGCTAACTCACTATTCCAATAGTTAGCCCAATAGCGCCGGGTATTAGTTAACCATTGTGCTTTAGGCTTAGGTTTTGTAAATTCTGCTCCACCGTGTAGCACTTGGATATTATTATCTCTATGACCCGTCTTTAATTCTGCTTGTTTAGGTATTCTTCCTCGTTTACTCATCGTAATAACCTTACCACTTGTTTATTGTATTTTAATTATACCGTTTTAGTACTGTTGGGGTACACCTTTACATAAAACAACAATAGATCAATATTGTTTAACATACTTTAGATACTGCATAACATAAAACAAAAAAGTTTCGACCAAAAATCGCCTAAAATT